TTATCATTATTCCAATTAAACTTTGTAGAACTCGTAATCTTTCCTTGAAAATCGTATTTAGTTTTTAAATTAATAACCATCGTATATCCTAGTTCTTCTTCATTTCCAAACTCTCGATATACACAAAGTCCGTTGTGTGTTTGGTTTCTAAAATCAGATGAACCACTTACACTATACAAATCTGGAATATCATATTTGCCAGTCTTTTCGTTCTTCTTCATTTTTGTAGGGTGCGCAACTAAAAAAACATGAACGTTGTACTGTATACAAAATGATGTTAAACGTGTTAAAATTTGGTCTATTCCATCCTTACCTTGATACCCTTTTGGCATTAATACCTTATTCCATGCATCGATTATAAACATATTAATACCGAATGTAAACATTTGCTCTTTAAACTTTTCAAGTAACCAATCCCAATCTGGTGTAATGCTTTCCTCCGATGTTGTAAAATATAATTTTTCTTTGCTCCATTCAGTATATTCAAATAGTTCGTTTTCACTCATTCGACTTTTACCAAAAAACGGCTTACCTACTGTCAATGTTGCATACTTTGAATTATACAAACCTAGTGGATTGTGTTCTGGACTGAAAATAGATAGCTTATAATCGTAATCATTAGCAATATTTAAGGCATACCAATCTACAAAGCTACTTTTACCGTGTGATGGTATTCCTGTCACAACTGTTAGCTGTCCCATCATTATGCTGAAATCATTTTCAAAACCTTTAAACATTTCATTTTTAGGAAATATTGTTTTTGGCATTCCTTCGTTATACAATCTTAAAGTTTCATCTAATAAATCCAAAGTGTTAAATGTTCCGCCTATTGGAAATCGTTTTCTATTGTTTACAGAATCTTTGATTTTAGACGCTTTTAAATCGTCGTTAGCATCTTTACCTATCCACTCGATAAAAGTGCATCTAAAACGACCTAAACGGTGTGAAATCTTATTTCTTACATCTATTCCTTTGTCGTCATTATCAACTGCAATAATAAAATGCTCTATTTCTTTTAAATACTTTTCTGAATTTATCCAATAGTCGTCGTTGTCGTTCGCTCCATTAGGTAAAGAAATCACATTTTTATATCCAGCTTCATACATTGCTAAAACATCGAACTCACCTTCAACGATAAAAACTTCTTTTTGACCAATTACAGAATTAATGTTGTAAAATATTGGCTTACCTCCAGCGTGTGACGTAAATTTCTTATCAGATGAACGATATTTTTTATTAACCACCGTTTCAGCTTCGAAATAATTAAATGTAATTGCATTTTGTTTTCTTTGGTTTTGTGGGAAATATACTTCTTCCTCTGATATTGCAAAATGATTTAAAGTTGACTGGCTAATCATTCGCTCACTCCATGACCATTTAACCAACTTATCAGATAGTTGAGTGTAGTTCTTCCATTCTTGTGTTGGGTACGTGTATTTTGTTTGTTGCTTGTCTGAATTGCTTTCTCTAAATGCTAATGCCTCACAATAAAAACATTTACCTATTCCAGAGTTATGGTCTATTTTCAAAGACTTATCTCGCTTGTCTGTTCTTACGTCGTCACACTTAGGGCATCTCACCGCTTCTTTACCACTTAATTTTTTTAAGTCCAAAGTATTCCATTCTATAAAATTGCTCATACTGAAACTTTAAATCGATTAGTAATAATTTCTTGCTCACCTAAATACTGCATTGTATTCGATAATGTTGTTTTCCAATTTTTAATCGGAGTATCTTTTCCTTGTCTTGTAACCATCCAATCATTTACTAACCATGAATTAAATTTCAACTTAACGTTTTCAATATTTACATTTGGTTTTAAAGATAAAGCATAAGCCAGAAACTCATCGATAGATGGTATTGTTTTCTTTTCTTTTATTTCCTTTTCTTTTCTTTGTGCATTATCGACGTCTTTAATAGGCTCTTTACCTAGTTTCTTCCGCCCTAAACTAATTAAAATACTACTTAAACCTTGTTTAGTCATACATAAATTATTTCTCTTTCTGTAAGCATCCTGTATACTATCAATAAAATCTTGACACCAAACAACCTTACATTCATTCCATAATTCATAATCAAATTTTTCTAAATTTACAAGGTCGTTAATAATACTTTCAAGTACTTCTTTTGATACTTTACACTTTGCACTTAAAAACATTAATTGTGTTGGTTTTGATAAGTCTAAGAAATGATTTTCTACTTTTGCAAGTTCTCTAAGTATCTTTACAAATACCGCAAATCCATCATTTCCATAAGTTTCTTCTATGTAGAACATCTTTTGTCCTTCCTCAATGTAAAAAGGAAAGTAATCTACTGTTTTTCTTTCTGGTCTTGCCATAACTAATCTAATAAAGCTATTAATTTTCTTAACTCTTTTGATAGTTTAATTGAAGTAGATTTATCTAAATAAATACAACAACTTCCTTCTTCATTTTCTGTATATAGACTTAAAAATCTATCTTCTTTAACGCGAATTGATAATGTTGTTTCATCTATAAAGTCGTGAAACATTAATGATACTGCCATAATAAAATAAAGGTTTTTAGATAACCAGTAACTTTTAGTAAAATAAAAAAGCCATTTAAAAAAGGTGCTTGGACTAACCTTTGATAAATGACTTTACAATAATGTTTTTAGAAGTGTCCAAGCTTCGTGTACAAATATAATATTTATTTTCTAATTACAATACATTTTTACAAAATTAATTCATTATCAAATAAAATTTCTCTTATTTTCTGCCTAACTCGTTCCGCCTCTTCAATTTCGCTGCCAACTTCCGAGTGTTTCGCGATACTTCGATAATGTTGGTCTAACTCCCATAAAGTAGACTTCCATCTTATACCGTTAATTGCGCTAATTGCATCGTCTCGTTCTTCTATATCGTCGAACTCTAGTGTTATTTTTCCCATAATCTTAAAATAAAGTTGTTAATCTTGCTACTTGTCCGTGTTCTTTGTGGAATATAAAGCCCTCAATTGCTAAAGGTGAATGTTGGTAACCGCTTTTATGATGCCAACTGTCAGCAGGACTCGGACTTCTTAACGATTCGATTTGAACAGACATAATATCTTTACTCGTTTTATGGTGTACATGGTGAGTGAACCAATATCGATGTCTACATTCGTGCCAATGATTAGATGCCTCATGGCACATAAGCAAAGGTAAATCATTTTGTTTAGCACCATCGCCATGTGTTGTCCCAATTAAATTTTTTCCGTATGTCGTGTATTTTCTATGTGCTGGACTTCTATTAAATTCGATATTAGGGTGTTGATTATACCATGAGTACAAACTGTCCATGAGAAAAAACCCGCTCATCTCATCATGATTAGATACGTTGTAAACTATTTCTAAGTTAGCAATAGATACTAATGTTTCAATTACATCAATGTACAATTGTTTTGCCATTAAAAAAGCGTCGAACCACTTTAAATGAGTATCTTGTGGGGTAAATTTAGTAGTTGAGCTTTTTGTGTTGTCTGTATTTAAGACATCATTACCCACAATTAATATAATCTTATCAATATTAAAACCTTTTGATTTCTGAATTATACTAGCAACTCCATCTCTACATCTTTGTACTGCTATCTGTGAGTTATATTCTTCACCCGTTTCAAATGCGTCACATAGCTTATTTACGTGCAAATCTGCAGGGTCTATAAGTAAGCAGTGCGATTCTTCATCTGATTCGGTTCTAATAATTTGAATATGGTTAGGTCTTAAATCTTTTACCGTTGAAATAAAGTCTTCTTTAAAATCTTCATACTTAAAAACTTCATTTTCACCTTTAACATTTATCGAGTAATTTTTGCCCTTATACCAATAATGCTTTACTTTATCAACGTCGATGCCAACACTTTCGCACTCGTCAAATACTCCTTTGTTTTCACGTCTGTTGATTAGTTTTACAATGTTCCTACGTACGTTGTCGTTCCATTCGATGTTGATTTCTTTGCATATTATTCGGCTTGTTTCGGCTTTGTTTCCATTCTCGGAATAAAGCTCCATGATTCGGTTAATGTTTTCTACCATAGAGCTAAAGTAATATTTTTATTTGTATGTATTAAAATTTAATTGTAAATTATCATTTTTTTAACACAAAAAAAATCCAGTTCGATTAAGAACTGGATTGATTTTTCCTCCTAGTAGCGTTTAATTTGCGATTTGTACTACTATTTGGATTCCTTAACCGTACCACGCATTAAAGAATTTGTATACCCAACGTGTTTAATTATCTCAATCTTAGTAATAGATAAACGCTTGTAAGTTGTCGCGCCCTCTGTTATTACTACTTTGGTAAAGTGTTTAGGTTTTTTGTTGTCTGTGCAAACTAGGTTGACAAATAGAATACGTTTTTTCATGTTTATATTTTGGCACTAATTTCTATTTATTGCCGAATCTTTATTTTAGTGAATCGTTAAATAAGTCCCATACTTTTTGCTTATTTGCGTTTATTTCATCCGCTACAATTGCACTATCTTCCATTGGCATTAAGTAGTGAATAGCATTATTAAAATATTCTAAATCTTTAACCATTCTATTATTTATAACTTGTGGCATAACTGTATTTAAGTCATCAGCACACTCTAAACAAATGCTTTGTAAGGTTGTTATAACCATTATTAGAAAGTCGTAGTGTTCTTTGTTAGCTATGTAATCAGCTTGACGTTTTAACGCCTCTAATTTGCTTTGTTGTTTAGTCATCAGTAATTATAATTATTGTATAAATAATCTTCTATTTGCTCTAGTTCGTGATCTAGCAATTCAAATATATCAACTCCTTTCACGATTACTTCGTTTATACATGTTTCAGCACCACAACCAGGATAGTCGTGTGTGCTAGGCTCTTCTGGAGTGTAATCAAAAATTACTTCCATTTCAACTCCTTTGTATTTTATTGCCTCTCTCATAATTCCGATAGTTTTAATTTAATGTACACTGCTTTGCTCAATTCAACTTCGTCTAACAAATCTACTATGTTTATATTTGAGTCGCTTAAATAGGCTGAAACTATCTCAAAACCGTTATCGTAGTTTGTGTCGTTTACTTCTATTGTACATCTTAAATCAATATTGTTTAAGAATATAATTACTGTCATTTCTCTCATCTTGTAATAGCGTTTAAATATCTGTGATACAAATCGATGTTAAAACTTCCGTTACCTTTGGCATCTCTAAATTTCTTGCCTTTCCACCATCTAACCATGATACCTAAAGGCGGTGTGATGTACTGATTTTCTGTTGTTGTTTCTTTCTTTCTCATAATTTCTTAGTTTCGTATGTTGTTATTGATTTCGCAAAGGCTCTTATTTCCTTTTCCTTTTCTGCATTAACGGTAAGATGTATTTTCTTACCGTTTAATACTTTCTTTCTTCCAGCGTTACGCTCGTTTAACTTCATAGGATTCTTTTAATTGTCTAATAATATCACTACCGTATGAGTTTTGAACTAAATCAATAAACTTTAAAACACTAAACTTGTCATTTTCTAAGTCTATTTTTTTATCGTTTACAAATGATTTACGACCTAAATCACAACTACCAGTTAAAAGAAAGTGCCATTTATAAAATTCTTTAGCTTGGTATTCATCTGTTAAATTATTAAAGTTTGTTTTAAAATCTTCTATTCGTTCTTCGATTGGTTTATTTAGCAGTAACTTTTCTTGTAATGAATTTAACGCATCTTCCAATGTTTCTCCGTGTGAAAATTGATTTTCTCCTTTAGCAATAAAACACTTTGTTAATGTCAAATCATTATGTACTATAAATCCTTTTGCAATGTTGTTTTTAACTGATTTGATTATTGTAGGTACTTCGTCAATTGAATTTACTTTTTGGTTGTTTAATGATTTTAAACCAGAACCATAACCATAACCAGAACCAGAACCATCACCATCACCATAACCATAACCATAACCAGAACCAGAACCATCACCATAACCAGAACCAGAACCAGAACCATCACCAGAACCAGAACCAGAACCATAACCATCACCATCACCATCACCAGAACCAGAACCATAACCATCACCATAACCATAACCAGAACCATAACCATAACCAGAACCATCACCATAACCATCACCAGAACCAGAATTACTTGTTACGGTTAAAAAGTTTTTTATTAATTCTTCCATTCTACTACGCTTTCAATGTTATTAATAGCTTCCTCTGTGCATGGATTTATTTGAATCCAGTTGTTGATTGTAATTTCTTTATTAACAACTGTGAATTTACAATTACTAGCTTTTTTAACGCCACTTAATGCAATTTCTTCTATTGCATTTGCCCCTGTCCAATAATATAACTTTCTAGCATTTTCTAATGTAACTTCACTACCTTCTTTAGATGTTAATGTACCGTAAAAAACCCCAGCTCTATCAGCTCTAACAATTACTTTTTTACCAATTAAATTTTTCATAACTTTTCTTATTTTAAATTTATGCTTCGTTGCATGATGCAAATATAAGTAACTTTTATTAATAAACAACACTTTTATTAAAAATAATTGTTATTTATATTCATTCTAAATAAGAAAACCCGTTACGGGCGCAACGGGTTTTAGTGTTTTCAGTTATCTCTGGATACCTAATAGAAAAATTATGAATGTGTAAATGTAAGTATTATTTGTTAATTAGATTCGTATTAAAAGGAATATATTTATTATTTACAAATATTAATACTTGTTTACGGTTTCTAGTATTTGAGTAACTAACATGAATCCAACTAGGTTCTCCATTGACTGGCTTTTCAAAAATTAATTGGTCAAAAGTTAAATTATCTTTAATCAATCTACCTAATGTAGCATTGCTTACATTTGTACCCTCAATATCCATAGCTTGCCCCTTACAATGTTGTGAAGTTAAACTAGCGCCTTTAGTAAGTGCATTTACTTCTTTTGAACGGTATACACTATTTACAGTAATTGGTGCATCCACAAGCGCTCTAAGTGGCTCAAATACCTTTTCAGCAAGTAGTTTAATATTCTCTAAATGTAAAGGAGTAGGAACGTTGGGAGCTTTTGCACTTGTACGAGTAACTTCTGCAAGTGTTAAATGTGGTGTTATAAGTATCATACTTAAACAGTTTTTAACGCTCGTTTACCTGCCATGATTCCAGTAACCCCACCGATTGCAGTTATTACAGTTATAGCTATTGGATTGCTTACAAGTCCACTACCTAAGATAGTAGCACAAGCACCGCTAATTGCTGTTAATATACGTCCATCTCTTCTATTCTTTGGACTTGTCTTAGCTTTTAGTTTTTCAATTACTGTCATTTCTCTTGTTGTTGTTTAATTATTATTGCAAATAAATCATGACTGCTTTTAATGTTTGCGCTCATGTGGTCAATTTTAATTTCAAAGTGTTTTAATCGTTCGTCGAATAGTTGTTCAATATGTAAAAAACCCGAGTTTTGAGAAATCCGCATTTCTTTATTTTCGCTCTTCAATTCTATTAGACCGTCATGACCTTTCTGAATATCGTTTTCAGCTTGTTTAAGACGTGTATGTAAGTCCCGCAGAAAGAAACCTACAACACCTACTAAAATCGCTATAATTGTTATGTTGTTCATAATTCTAAGTTAATTGTAGGCTCGCTAGGTTCGTAAATAGATGAAGTTAACGACTTAATAAAAAGTAAATCACTCGGACAATCTTCTAAATTATTAACTATATTAAATTCCTTTTCAGATATTAAATAGCTACCGTTTATGTCTTGAATAGGTCGAAATACAATTACTCCATTATCTGAATTAACTAAAATGTCCCTTTGCGAATTGGTTATTTTATAAATATTAGTATCCATATCTTGCTTTAAATTCGTTAAAATCTGCTGTCATATCTGTTGTACTTCTATATTCATCATACACCCTATGAACTCCCATTTTACCTTGTAAGTAATAACCTACTCCATTATAAGCTCCTAATTTTACAGATATAGTCGAAGATGTTGTAGGTATAACAGTTTGTGCAGCTGTTGCTTGTAGAACGTCATTATAATATAATTGCATAGTCGTGCCGTTGAATCTAGCTGTTACGTTTATCCAAGCCCCTTTTGCCATTGGACCAGGAGTAAGATACTGCGTTGCTGTGTCACTTCCTAAAGCTAAATAATTAGCGAAATTCACATGAAAAGTACTTACTGTTTTAAACTGAGTAACCATGTCACCACCACAATATATCATAGCGTTACCGCCTATTAATTCAACAAAAACCCAAGTTGAAACTGTCCTTGCTGCGTTTGGTTGAATAGCTGAATTAGTGGTGAAATCAATATAATCATTAACCCCATCAAAAACAAACACACCGCCATTTGCAGCTGAGTAACCAACACCGTTAATAAGTGTTCCGTTTTGAGTACCCGTTAAATCTACAACTGTCGTTCCACTACCAGAATAACTTGAAGGATTGCCAGGATCGATGAAATTTTTTAAAGAAGCGGGGTAGGCTGGTGCTGAGCCACCACTACCCATTATACCGTGCCTAAACGCACCATATCCGTAACCGTACATTATCCTAAAATTAAAGCTACTGAACCACTTGTTAACGTTACACCGCTAAACTTTACACCTTGCCCCGTAATCAATGCACCTGCTTTTACAGCTGTTCCAGTAGCTGCAATGTATGTACTTTTCACATCACTACCATCAACTCTTAATGCACTAAAAACAGTATCTTCCAATACCAATAACCCTACAAAAGAAGTAGTTTTTGCAGTTGTGTTGTTTACTACGAAAGTGCCTTGTGCAGCTACTAACCTATCTAAATTTATTAAACTCATATCTATTTATTTTTTAATTATAATTCTACAATATAAACTACGCTAAACGTATCTGCAACACTATTGTACATTGCTGAAATTTCAATATACTTGCTTATTGTTGTTGTTGTTGGTAATGCTCTTCCATACCCTTTGAACTTAGAACCAAATGCAATCGTTTGCGCTGTTGCATTATCTTTTATTCTATAAGTTAATATTTGACCGTTTGCAAATGTACCCGTAGGATTCGCTAAAGTTACACCTACCGCCAACGATGTAATATCTACTAAGTCGTTTGTACTTACAGCAGTTACAGTTGCGCTACTTGTAACGGTTTGCACGCTTGGTGCTAATGCTCTTACATAAGTTTCTAAGTGCGCACCCGTGAAAGTTTTATTAGTGTACACAGAACCAGTCCAAAATAGCATCGGTATCAAATCCAATGCAGCAGGACTCGCTCCGTTACTTGCATATTCTGATAGTTTTTTATTTGCCATTTTGCTTTGTTTGTACGTAAATTTGTAACTTAATTATATTTTCCTCTTTTGGTTTGTAGTCTTTCATAATCTCCAACCTCCTAAATTAGTATCATTTTTTGGATAAATATCGCTTGTTGTATTCGTGTTATATTCTGGAAATAAAGTTTGATTATAACAAATATAATCAACAAATCTTGAACTGTAACTTTCTGCTAAACTTCTTTGTTTTTCAACCAAAAAATCCACGTCAAATTTACTTACTGTTTCAGAATTTTCACTTGTGTGTTTACCTATCCCACCGTTACTAATCATGTAAGCATGGAACGGTAAAAACTCTACCATTGTCCAATGTATCAACATAGGTTTTAAGTAGTTCGTAGTTAACGTTAAATAGTTACCGCCTAAAGTTCCTGCAATTACATCGGCTTTAATCTTGTTTAATAGCTTCGTTCCAGTATAACTTTGTAAGTGTATATCTTGTGCTATCTCAATAAACTGTATAATCTTATCGGTATCTATTGCACCGCTCAACGACGTATGCTTAACAACGTCTAAAGGTTTTATTAAAAGTGCTATTGCCATGTTTATACGTCGCTAGGTAGGTTTTTATTATTTGGACTGAATCCCTTTAAAGGTAGGTTATTAGGGTAGATACTAACTTGGTATGGATTGGTAACTTTAAACCCTTTTACCGAAGCTGCAGCCGTTCCAATTTCCTTGAATTTCTCGCTGTCTTCGTTAAGGTCTAACATCATTGTAACTCTGATCCATTTATGTTTACATCTCGCACCGCCTTTAAATTTAAATATGTCGTACTTATCTGCTCCGAACTCTCCAAAACCTTTATTTACAACCTCCGAACTCATCCTATCAATGTCTTCTTTTCGGTACAATTTATTTGCACTTAACATCTTATTGCAAAATTCACGGTCTGGTGATGGATTACCAACATACTTGTAACGTACTTTAAAGTACTTTTCTTTTACTAATTTATCTTGTGCTGAAATTGCCGTAGGTCTTGCAGTTCCAGTACTTACTAGATTTACTATTTTATCAACTAATGAAAGTTTACCGTTGTTATTTAACTTATTGATATGGTTATTAAGTTCGTCCTCGTCTTCCAATTCAACATCTCTTTCGTCAATTACTTTCCAACCCTCTTGAGTATCGTCTTCGCATGATTCAAGGATTTCGTCTAATAACGTTTTTTGAGTGCTTAAAGTCGTTTCACTATCCGCAACATCTTGCACCTCTTCAATTTTACTTTCAAAAGGATTAAGAGTTTTAAAATACAACTTCAAAGAAATTTCGTTAACTGCTAAAATTCTGTTAAAAGCATCTATTAAAATATCTTGAAAGTTACGTATGATTGTGTTGTCAAATATTGTAAAACCAGTTTTTAACTCTTCGCTATTTGATGAGAATCCCGTACCCGTAATAATTCCAAAAATCAATGGACTTGTAACGTTGTGAGAAAGTAAGATTTTATCTCTGCTTTCAGTACTTAAATATTGGTAGTGTTCTGGTGCATCATTCAAAGGTATATCTTCAACTTTAGTAGATAGTTCCGCACTTTCATTAAATGCAACTATTACCTTTTGACCTTTTGAACCCGTTAATTTGCTGTTTATTTTTGCGCTAATTTCGTCTTGTTGTTCATCTGTATATCTACCACCGTTAACATTTACGATTTTTGTACCACTAAAACTGTTTTGTGTTTCAGTTATTAAATATTGTGCTATTTCTTCTTCTAAAGTTGCATACGGTAAACCTCCTTGATAGTCAACATTTGAAAAGTATTTCATTCCAACGCTGTAAGGTTGTACTATTAAAACCTCTCTATTTGCACCGTTACCGAATACATCTATTGGAGTAGGTGGAAAGTCTTTTACATTCTCCCAATTGTCGCTGTAATACCATCTATTAATCTTACCGTCTTTATCGCACTTCTCAGGACAAAGGTTTTGAATAGGCAAATGAGTAACTTTATCAATTAGCTTTCCTTTGTATGTAATTTGGATAGCGCATTGACCTAGCATTTTTAAATCTGTTACAAATTTACGAACTTCCTCCGCTTTAAACATCGTAATAAATTGTGCGTATTCATTTGGCTTTCTCGCTGCATCTAATGCACTCAATCCTTTACCGTAAATCAATCTACTAATTCCATTAATTACAGCGTTATTCGTCGTTGAATTAGCGTATCTTTCTATTAAGAATTTATAGTAATTATTGTTTTCTCCGTATTGTACCCATTCACCTTTTTTGCTCTCGCTAATTTGAGGTTTCTCATATTGCGCTAAACTAAGTACATGGATATTCGGTGTTTTATTTTCGCTCATAAAATTACATATTGATTAGTGGATGATTGCGAAGTGTAAACCCCACTATTAACGGTGTATTGTGATAAAGTAGTTTGGTCTGTGCAATACATTCTACCTTTCCATACTATCGTGCTATTTTGTTTTAAAACTATTGTGTAGTAATTACCCTCTAATAATGAGAATGTAGCTGTAATTGTATGATAGTATGTAGATATTGCACTAGAACTTATTGTAACTGTTACAGGTGTGTTGGTTGCTTCGTTGGTTACAATCATAGTATTATAAGAAGTTGCACGAGGTGTGAACTCAAACGTTTGCGCACTTCCCGAAGTTGTTAATATTACCATACTATTATAATCAATTAGTTAAGTTTTTGTAACAAAAAAATGCGTACCGATTAAGATACGCATTTTCGTAGTAGTAGATATTATTATGCTGAAATCATAGTCGCTGATGTAAATAAAGCCAACATAGCAGCCTCCGTAGAAGCGTTCAAAATGTTTGCATTTATTTTCTCATTCCCAACTAAAGATAAAGCGTAACCGTTAAAATCACCCATTGCAGTACCACTAGACAAAGTTGCTCCTATCTCCATGCCGTATTGAAGACCTGCCAACATAAACACGTTGTTTCTAGTTTTGATAACTACGTGAGGACGTCCCATAACTAACAATTTAACTTGTTTAGTTGTTGCAATATCTTGTTTTTTCAACTTAACTGATAGTTTTTGTTCTACCATAGTTGTCCCGTTATTACGGTCTGACTTAAACTCTTCGTCATAAGAGTTTTCACCTCTTAATTCATATTTGTACAAAACATCTACGTTTGTAATTGCTGTTAATGTATCTGAATTGTCCGTAGCTCCGTACGTTAAATCCCCAGAAACGATTTGATGATTGATAAAGTAGATTGCATCTAAACCTCCTACCGTATCTTTACAAACCTCTGCTCTTCCTTTTGCTATATCACACATTTGTTTTTAATTTTTATAAAAAAAAGGGATAGGATAAACCCACCCCTTTTTTTTGATTAATTTTTAATTATTAATTAGCTGAATTTGTGATACCGTATGTAACGATTTCAGAAGCAAAACCGTAGTTTGCGCATCCAGTCATTCTCATAACGATTCTTACATTGTCATCTCCTAATGTTTCAGAAGTATCAATCAATTTAACTGTGTTGTAATCAGAAAGTAAACCAGTTCCGAAATACAAGTTAGATTTTTGCGCTGCAATCATAACGTTAGACGCTAATCCTTCTGCTAAAACAATCTTAACACCGTCAATAGATAATGCTTGGTTAGAGTACCATTGAGTACCTGCACCACCAACACCATTTGCACCTAATCCAGACGCTCCGAATCCACCCAATGCAGAAATATAAGCATAGTATACATTTGTTGGTGCGTAGATGAATAAATCTTCTTTTGCTAAGATAGTAGCAGGAATTGCTGCGTGTACTTTTCTTAACTCAACCAATACATTAGAAGCTGTAACAGTTGTACCTGCAACCTCTTGTGCTGATGGTAAAGCTGCATCTAAAGCAATAAGCGTACAAATACCATCATATTGACCTGATGTACCTTGCGCACCTCTCCAGAATGAGATTTCATTTTCTGCTGCTACTCCTGCTGCATAACGTGTCAAGATAAAATCTGCGAAAGTTTTAGATAGATTATCGAATGCTGAGATACCCATATCTTCTGCCATCCAATCACCTCTAAAGTCTTTTTTACAAACTTGTTGATTAACATCTAATTCTTTAGGCTCAAGGATTCTTTCAGTTAATGCGATAGAACCACTCGCTGTAAAGTCGCAAGTTGCATCTGATAACAAAGTACCCGTTGCTACTCTTTTAATTACTTCTTTGTGTTTAATGTTTGCTTTAATCGTAACCAATCCTTTATCTAAAGTTGGTGCTGATAATAACGCTGTTCCGATATATTCTGCTAAGAATTTTCCAGCGTATGTTGTACTTACTGATGTGCTAGTTGCCATTTGTTTTTATTTTTAAATTATTGTTTACTTAATTAATTATGCTTCTGATGCCCAAACTCCTTGACCGTCTACAATGTACCATGCTGTTAATGATACCGCAACCAATCTTACAAAATCGCCTTTTTTAGCAGTTGCTTTAGTGTTTACAAAGTCTTTGTTTACTACTCCTCCTGCTGTTGAATCTGCTGCTGCTGTTGAAATTCTACCATTGATTGAATCTGCTGCATTTGGTGAAAGTGTAATAATGTTATTAGCGTTTGCTCCAGTGTTTCTAAATAGAAATTCAATACCGATATTATCTTCTTCAATTAATGGTAGTGTAATTACTAATGCATCTGTTGCCACGTTGTAATCTTTGCCGCAATCAGCTTCTGTTAATGTTACGGTAGCTGTTACTGTTGATTGAGGTCTAACCGTTGTTAGAATGTCTCTACTAAATGTTGCCATGTTTATTTATTTAAATTGTTTAATTTTTCTCTAATTTTATCCTCCATAGATTGAAATCCATTACGACCAAATTTGAACTCAACTCGTTCTGCTTGACTTTCTGGATTTGGCACGATTGGTTTAACTTCTTCCAATTCTACAACTTCTACTACCTCTTCAACTGTTACCGATTTCAACTCTGTGTTTTCAGTTTTTAACAATTCGATTTCTTTTTTCAACTCTTCGATTTCGCTAAAGTGTTGCTCTTCTATTACAGACTTAATAGTTTTCTTTACAGCTTGTGTAGATGGTTTAACTTCCGTTTCCATTTCTTCAACTGCAGGAGGCGCAACTTCTTCAACCTCTTCTACTTCTTCTTCTTTGTCTTTGATTTCAGAAATAACACCCTCTTCAACAACCATCAACATACGACCATCTTCTAGCTCGTAATCTCCAATTGGCAAAGGAATTAATTCTTCTTCATTCATAATACTTACAGCGTTACCTTGTTCAAACATATCCGCTTGTATCATAGTAACACCATCAACTAGCATCATTTGCTCTAGCTTAACTTCCATACCTAAATACACTTTTATTGTATTTAAAGCTTGTTTTACATTTTTATTCATATTTGTTTATTTAAATTGATGCGTAAATTTTATCAATAGTTGCCAATAAAGCTTTGTACTCATTAGCTTTTGCTGTCATTTCTTTTTTATAACCTGCATAACCAACATCTGCTAAACCTAAATCTTTTGCTTTCTTATCTAACTCTACGATAGAAGCTATTACTTTATTAGCATTTTGTGCTGCAACCTTTACTGAATCTGCATATTTAATTACAGCAGTTTTAGCATTATTTTTTACTTTATCAATACCACCTTTTAATGCTGTGTATTGCTGTAAACCTGCTTTTATTTCATCTACTAAACCTAATTCAAGATTATGACTTCTTAAAGAGATATAATGATTATAACCCTCTAATGCTTTTTTTTGCTTGTCGTTCATACTTACTTTTTTTATTATAATTAATTACTTTGTTAATTGTAACATTTTCAACCTCGTTGAGTTACTGTTGTTGTGCCGTTGTTCGTGTTTGTGTATGTTGCTGTAGATTGTGAAACTGTTGCGCCAATACCCTGATTCTGCAATTCACCAGTACAACATTCTTTTTTATACGTACCGTCATCGCATAGACAACCACGTTTGCCACCCTTTGGGCTTGTTTTGCTTACTGTTTTAATCATGTTAATTATATTTTAGATAATAATTCTTTAATCGCTTTCATCTCTTCGCTATCTTTGGTTTTTTCTAGGATGTCTTCACTGCCTTTAAATTTACCCTCCAAAGAATATCCGTTGTATTTGTCCATCTTAACATCCTCCCATACTTTGTCATCGTAGATTTTAGAAATTAAGCACCATTCACCACCCTTTGCGCCTAGTTTATAAATATTAGATTTGTCGTTTTTAGCGTCTTCAACTATCCAACTTTCAATAACGCTTACTCCGTTTGTTTTCTCATCATGATTCAAAGTAAATTCATTACCTTTTAAGTTCTTCATGAATAATTCAGCAGCTTGTACAACTGTTTGTTTAGAAAACATTATGTCGTATTCAGTACCTTTGTCTGTACGTCTAACAATCTTCTTATCTGGAACAAGCGCAAACCCTATTACGATTCTTTTCTCTTCGTCTACAATCTTTAATTCGATCCTTTGCTCTGATAACTTTACAAAATCTTCTTCAATTGCAGGTTTATCTACCAAACTCATAGCAAATACTCCATTATATTCACTATCTATTAGCATCTCGATACATTGTCTTTTTTCCATTTGTTATAGTGTTGCGTTTCTTATTTTATTTCTGTCTAGTTGTTGTTGTGTTGTAATATCCGAACTTACTACATACGCCTGTATTGGTTGCATTGCTCCGTTCAATTGGTTTTGTCCGTTCGCTCCTACAATATTAAAATTAGGAGTAACCGTATTTGTAACACTTCCCGAAGTTGGCGCACCGCCACCACCGCCACCGCCACCACCAGTAGATGGAGTAGAACCACCACCTCCGCCTCCACTGTCAAATTGAGTAGCTGAAATTCTTTTAACGTTTGCTAATCCCGAAGCAATTGCAGCAGCCGCAGCGATACCACCCAATACAACTCCTTGTGGTCCTGTTCCCGCCAAAGATGAAAATGCAGCTGTAGCACTTTTATAAGTATCAATTAATGTTTGTGCAATGCTAACCGCTTTTTGTACTTGAAACGCTTTCTTTTGTTGTGCCAATGATTTACCTGCAAATAAGAATGTAAGGTCGTTAATAGCTGCTAACCCATTTTTAACACCGTTATACCTATCCTCTTTTTGTTTTGATAGTCTTGCCTTTTCACGTTCTGCATTTGCTATGTCATCCGCTTCTTGTTTTGCTTTTATACCGTTTAAGAATATACGAGCGTCATCTTCGTCCTTTAACTTTGCTTCATTCTTTGCTTTTGTTGCATCTATTTCTCTTTGATTTAAAGCGTTCATTTGCTCTTCTTCAAAGATGTCACTTGCTACTTTATTTTGATACGCTAGTTGATTTTTTTCGGCTTCGTCTGCACGTTGAGCCTCTAAATCTAAGGTAGCTTGTTTCTTAATAGCTAACCTATCTGCAGCGGCTTGTTTGTCTATTCCTCTTAATTGTACTTCTAATGCTTGCTGTTCTGCTATTACTTTTTGATTCTCTTCTCTTATTGCACGAATACCTTTATCAGCTTCTTTTCTTACTTTTTCTTCATTGAATATTAAACCTGCTTGGAAATCTGTAAAGTCTTTTGATAGTGTTGATTTTTGCCCCATTACAGAACGAACCTTATCAACCGCCTTTAAAATAGTAGTTATAGGATATTCAATAAACTTTAAAATATTACTTAAATTTTCTCTACTTATTGCAGTAGCTTCAATTTGTTCATCTCTATTTCTTTTCGCTGCTTCTATTTGTTTTAATCCAGCGTCTGCAACTTGTTTAGTTTGTGCAATTTTTAAAACTAAAATTTCTCGTTCTGTTGCACCTTGTAAACGTAGCGCATTATCTTGTTGGTTAAGTCTTGTTAGTTTGCTTTTTTGTAAGTCTAAATCTTTTTGCGTTTCTCTTGTTAGTGCTTGTTGTTTCTCAGTTACTCCACCAATTGCACCCTTAATACTATCCCAGTTAGCAGCTATTGCACCCAATGCAATTAATAACACACCTATTCCAGTAGCTGCGATTGCTCCTTTCATTCCAGTAAACACCGATTTAGCAACTGCGCCCAATTGTTTAAAAGAATCTCTAGCTTCTCCTAGTTGTTGCAAACCTTGAGAAAGTGCCATTGCGCTTTGAACTTTTAAAATTGCTGCTTCTACATTTTTCGATTCAGCACCTACCAATCCCATAGCACCTTGAAAAGCTGAAAACCCACCAGCAGCACCACCAATTGAAGCCGTTAAAGATTTAAACTTTGCATCTGGATTAAAGGCATCCGTTAACGCTTTAGCATCTCCTATCCTATCTTTTAAATCCGCTGCTGCTCTTGCTGCCTTAACTGCTTCCTTAGATGTCGCCCCGAACTTTTCACTAAGTGCATTTACTTCGTTTTGAGCTTCTTTAAACTGTTGTTTTAAAGTGCCTAAATTAGCGTTAATATCTAAATTTATTGTTTTAGTTTCTGCCATTACTCCGCTTTATTTTTCAATTTATAAACTCGTTTCTTTTGCTCGTACATCTTAAGAATACTATCCTCAATTTTGTACTTCCCTTTTGCGAAGTCGATGGTTTCACTAATCCCGTAAAACTTATCTACTTTTAGTAGTTCAATTATTTGCTTTATCATGCCTCTTGTGGTATTTCAATTGTTTCTGTGTATGTCGTGTCGTCGTCTTGTGTGTAAACTACATCAATCAATATATTTATATCTGTTCCGTTTTCACTTCTTAAACTTGCTAATGTTTCGCCTATTAAGTCGCTAGAATCTTCACCTATCAAATTATCTAAGGGGTCTGGATTTGTTGGCGATGTAACTATTACTTCTGTATCTTCTGTAATGGATGCTGTTGATAAAGTTACTCCAGTAGTTGTAGTTGATAATGTAGCACTTTTTACTTTGTTAGGTTTCATTACAGCAACACCAATCGAGCCACCTCCTTTTGGTATCTTCCCGTATACTTTCCCAGCAGGTTTAACAGCTCTAAAATCCTTTATCAAAACTAGCTTAACATCTCCGCTAGTAATGTCTGTATTAATCTCGTTTATGATGTAGCGTATATCTCTAATGATTAACCTATCATTCAATCGTAACTTAGTAATTAAGCTAATTGGAAAGATTGCGTTAACTTTTACTAATCGATTCTTTTTGTTGAATATTGCTTTTAAATACTCGCTGTAATAGACTTTAAAAATTGAATTTTCAATAGGTGTTAAATGTAAAGTACTTGTGTTACTTCCCCAATTTAAAGAGTACTTTATACCACTTTGCAATACGTCTTGTCCGAATGGTTGATAGTTGGAAACAGTAACGATATTTGTCCCGTCAAAGAACTTAAAAGAACACGCTTGTGAATCGTACATGTACAATAAAATTGGCTTTGGTACATACGGTTTAAAATCTGGTGCTTTTGTTAAACAGTAACCAACTTGTAACTGTGTACCCGTGAATTTCTGAAACATTAAATTTTCAAAAGGAACGCTAACATTATACTCACCCTCACCCTCTGGATAGCTACTCATTAAATCCCCATACTCCTCATTGAATAGTTCTTTGTATTGTCTATTCATAAATGATTCACTAGGTTGTTTTTGAAATGAAACAGTCTTGTATCTTTTTACTCGTTCAATTGTAATACTATCTTCACTTACATATTGTGTAATATCTCTAATTGTTCCCTTTGCGTACCAATCATCTAGTGGCTCAATCTGAAAAGTATCTACTCCAATAGCATAACACGTTAAATTAAATTGTTTTAAGATACCACTAAAGAAATCTATTATAGTCATATCTGGCATCAACATAGCTAAATCAAAGTTTACAGTAGATGGAATAATCCCAGTATAAGTATCAGTCATGTAAAACGTTTCGTTTAATGTAAATCCTAAAGCGTTAAAATGACCGTATATTTTATACTCTAAAGCAACTTGAACATTAGTTACTATGTCTGTTCTAATTGTAAACTTTACACTACGATTTATAGACAATGAATTTAAATCACTGAATACAATAATATCAGCAGTAGGGTCTGACGCTGTTCCAGTAATAGAATGACTATAAGTACCATTATCATAAACATCAACTGTCCATACTGCTGATGAAACGCTAGCACCTACTCTTATTATTAAAATATGTTCACTACCTAATGAGAATGTAGGGTGATGTGCGTATGTCAATTGATTTAAAGGTGTGTCCCATGAACCGTTAATAAAACCAAAAGCAGCTCCATTCATCCCACCATCTTCTTCTTGTGTTACTAATTCATCCCAATCAACTATCCTTACTTCACCATCGGCTTGTGGTTTATCTCCATTCTTACACTCTAGAAAACAATTAGTAAATCGCTTGTTAGTTAAAAATAAACCTTGAAAATCAATATTATATTTTGTTTCTATTGCTTCAAATATCTTACTAACTTTTACAGCAGGACTTAACTCTTGGTAGCTAATCGCTCCTGCAATTGTACTTACATCTGTATTGGCTGCATCTCCATAACTCCACAACCTTTTAGAACTAATTAACGGAAACCTTACATCGTAGTTTGTAGCTCCATCTGTAACCCTATTCTTTATCTCAATGCCATCACTAGGAACAAGTAGATTAGTGTAATCTAATGAGTTTAACTTATCATCTTGAAACGTATCCTTTAAACTTAAAATATCACCGTAAAAAGTAATAGTATAAAATTCTGGTCTATTGTTAGTTAATACACTATCCTCTAATTGAATGCGCCCACTTCTAAACGGTGTGTAGTCAATCTCAATATAAGCGTTTCTACGTACTCCAAAATCTTCTGCTACATCTAAATCTCCATTATAAAAATGCTTAAATATAGCGTTGTTTATTGGTGAACAAGGTACTGTAAAAGACTGTGTAAAGTCTGTGTATATCTTGCTAATATCTGCAATATTTTGAGTAGACAAAGAAGTATTAATTTTCTCATCTTTAAATAACTCAATTTGCTTATAGTTTCCACTTCCTGCAATTGCTTCAATAAATATCTGTACCGTTCTAGTCATAAAACATTACTCATTGTGTCGAAAGCATCTGTGAACTCCAACGTGTAATTAATATTATTATCATTTAAACTCGTTTGCATCTTCATTGATTTAGTTGCCAATGTTCTAACAGTTCCTGCAACCAATATCTTTTCAGATAGCATAATTTCTTTGATGGTATTTTTAAATGATTCTTCAACCCATCCACTATTATAAACATCTGTTTCACGTCCATTGACATTGAAACGTTTTGTTTGTCCTTGTTTTTGATTGTATGAAGTAATATTTGTTTGTAGTAGATTATAATCTTTCGATTCTACGTTAAAATTCTTTTGTGTTGCCTTAAAGAAAAATTCACGTTGCCACGCTCCAAATCTATTTACAAAATCAATTGTTACGGGTGTGTATTTGCATTCTGTAATAGGTCTAAAATAGTAAGTTCTTACAACTGCATTTGCACCCGTTAAAATCTCTAGTTTATTTCCTGCACTCCAATAAGTTTGATTCACTCTAAACAAGTCATATACTCCTGCACTAGCTATTGTGTAAGTATCAACCGCAGCCGTAACTAAGTTTGTATATCTCACCTTGTATCCTGCTGTCCAATCTACTGTAACTGTTCCAGTTCTTAATAAGTCTATTGTTTTAGCACTATCGTAATGGTAGTAATATGTACCCTCTGCTAATAAGTATTTGCTTACATCATAATTCGCACCATCTGAATAAAAAGCGTAACCATCAAAAGCCTTGTAATCTGTAGTGTCTAATAAAGTAGATGTATTTTTGTATCTCTTTACTCTAACATTGCACCATTGAGAAGTGTTTGTGTTTGGATTTACAGTATCGTAATTAATAATTAATTGGTTAAACGATATGTATTCTCGAATGTAGTTAGATATGTTGTATAAACAGTTTAAATTAGTGCTGCTTGGTATTGCTTTACTAATCGTGTATGTTGGTGATGTTGGTGCTGAACCCGAACCATTCCATAAAAACACTTCAATCTTAGAACTTGTTTGCGCTGCTTCATTTATTGATATTATAAAAGGACTTCGTGCGAATATATTAGCCATTATTTTGTTGGTTGTTTAATTGAAAAATTGAATAGGTTATCTACGTCTAAACCAAAATCTTTTATAAGTTCATTTGGTAAATTCTTATAAGCTTTCTCAAAAGGTTTTGTAAAAAATAAAGTCGGTTTAATACCGTGCAAAAATATTTTACGAGCGATTAAGAACTGAATAGATTTTCTACTAATCAATTGTCCTTTGTCATTTCTCGGTGCTATTCCTTTTCTAACTATCCATTTATCCAATGCGCTTGGTGGAGGCATCTTAGATTTATAATTGTACGGAGTGTTTGGATATTTGGTTATTTTACCGCTTACTCCTTTATCTTGAAATTGTCCGTAATCTTCCATAGTAAAATCCATCTCAAAAGAGTTTTCATTTACCTTTACCGTACCTTTGATACTGTTGTAAAGTTTCTTTGAACTATTCTTTTTTAGCTTTGTTAAATTAGATTTTGATTCTTTGATAACATGATTCTTAAATCTATCCAATGCCTTTTGTAAGTTTTCCTTTTCTAACATACGCTCATCTCGTTAGGTATAACAACATCAAAAGTAACTGTCCATCCTGCAAGTGTATGTTCAAATCTATCACTAAAAGGTTCGCTAGTTGCTTCGCCTAACAGCTCTAAATATTCTGATAAGTCACCAGTTGCAATGCTTTTAATTAACCTAGCTTGTACAATCAATTGTTCATTTAGAATATCCTGAGTGTTGTCGTTACCTATGAATATATCAGTAGTTAATTCTTTGCTGTAATCAACTATATCCATCGAAAGTATAGATACATTAAAAACAATCGTATTACTCGTTAAACGTGCTGAATTTACCATGATGTGACTAAGTGGGTAAATAGTTTGCTTAGCCATATCAACGTCATTAATCGCACCCTCTGTAACTGTACTTACAAATGGTATCGTTAACAGTTCTGTTTTTAGCTTATCAATTATGTAGTAAAATGATTTCATTTATTTGCTTTGTTAATTTGTGCTACTTCAACTCTGTTTTTATCTTTCTCAAATGACAAATAAGTTAGGCATTCATGTAAGGAAAGACGGGTAACGGCATCAAATCGTTCAAGTCGTCCCTGAGCAATAGTATAGATGCTTTGATACCATCCCCATTTTCTGCTGAACTGTCCTTCCATCGAGAAGTCTTCGCTAGTTTCTTCATCTCCATCTCCAAAAAGGCTATCGTAGCGAGTAGTAATTCCCTGCCTAAATCCCAAAAAAAAACCGTGCTACTTAATGCAATAGATAATGGTGCGTATCTCATAACCTCGCTATAAGTTGCACTACCCTCGTATGATTCAATTAAGTATTTATCTTTCTTTGTTTCTACAATTGGTCTGTAAAGTACCGCCATTGCTTTGTGCATAGTTGACCAATGCTTAATATTCTCCTCTAAATCGATATACTCACCATAACTTATATTCTCAAGGTCTGGAATCATGCCAAATTTAATACCGTTTAAAGTAAATTCTTTTTGTATTGGTAATTTCTTTTGTAGGATAGTTATAAAATGTTGTTTAAGACTATTGAATGAATCCAACGTCATTAACTTAATCTTGTCTTGACTAATACCGCAAAACAACTCAATCATTTGTTCTGCTTCAAAGTCGATATGTGCATCGCTACCTTTCTCTTCCACTACCTCAACAAAAGTTTGGTAAATGTGTAAAGGCATTTCGTGCGCACCGCTTGGAATTGTTATGTCAATCTTCATACTATTATAATTAAATTATGTTCTTTTTGTTGCTATTTTATACCGTAATTTCCACGAGGTTTAACTTCAAACCAATATCTCATCATTATACTATCCCATTCATCTGGTGAACGTCCAATCATTTCTTTAATTTTATCCTTTGGAATTATAGATAGCCTGCCGTCTTTGTCGATGTCTTTCATTTTAATTTGCTCCATCTCTTCGCTAGTAATATCTCTTACACTTCCATCATTGCAAACCTCACCAACTTCTCTAAGCATTATTTTTTTAGCCATTAAGATTGAACATTGACTTTTTAGATTGTCGTAGTTTTCATTGTTTAATGCTTTGCTGTTATTTACGAATCCATTTATCTTTGGTCTTGTGAAGTCAATTAAACCACCGCCAACACCATCTTCATCCGCTATGGTATTACTTGCACTTACTCCGTGTTTTCTTTGTAGGTCGTATATCTTATTTACAACTTCATCTAATCCACTCTTTGCAATCTCGAACCTATCAATCACTAACCAACCATGCCAAACACGGATAACGGTTTTATCTTTCCCCATTCTCGCAACATCAATAGTCATGTATTTAAGTCCTTCACCTTTTACATGGTTACCGTTAAAATAATCTTGTATTGAATCTTGGTCTATTAATGTACTCGGGTCATCGTCATACTCCCAATTACCATAGTACAACCTTTGTTTAGAGTTCTTATCTAATTGTAGTAAACTTTCAAGATAACTTTTTGGTAAGTGTGGATTGTCACTTGGTAGTGCTTGTATAAATTTTCTGTAAGGTAGTAGTGTATTTGTCTTATGTGGACTGTAAAATTCTTTGTATGTCCAATTCTTTGCGGGATTACACGTTCCTAAAATCTTAGGGATTAAATTAAATTCGTTTAACTTGTATCTTATCCTAGATTTTACAATCTGCCATGCTTTGTACACAACTTGGTTACACTCATCTATAAAAGCTCCTGTTATCTCTAAAGAACCTAAACTATCATAATTTGGATCTGATGGGTACAAAAATAAATCTTTTAAAACTATTTCACTTCCATTTGTAAAAGTTATTATATTCGATTGAGCGTTATAGTTGTACTCATCTGACAAACCTAACTTACTGCTTAATTCAAAGAATGTGTTTAAAGTTGTTTCTTTTAACGTCTTTAGTTTTGCCCTACCCATTAACCATCTAGTGGATGGATATTTTTGGCACATTGAAATTAACCACAAACAACCAAAAGCGGATTTACCACCTCCTGCAGCTCCTCCGTAAAGTATCTCGCTCGTACTACTATCATTTAGATAATACGTTGCGTGTTCCTGCTTAATTAAAAGTTTCAAATTTGCTCCAAATACATTATCAAAAGTTCATCCGTACCCATCGCTTTTTTATCTAACTTACTAGACTTCCAACTACCATCTTTAAGCATCCTAAAACGATTTAAACCTACCCATTTTAAAAAGGATATTTGCGCTGTAATTATCATTACTTCCGTTTGTGTAACTTCCATGTTATTTGTTTTCTTCGGGGTTAACTCCTACTCCTAAATTAATAATGTTCTGCAACTTTTCACCCATGCTAGTAACGTCCATTTGTTGCTTCGGTTTACCAAAGTAGTACTCAAATGCCATTTTAATTGCCCAATCTTTACCCGTAGATATTGCTATCTGTAATTGTGTAAATGCTTCTGGCATTAATGGACTTAATTTCTCAATTAGGTTTTGTTCCTCCGCTTTGGATTTACGACCCGCATTTAAGTTGCCACCGTTATATTTTCTTTTATCTTCCATAATCAAAAAAAATCATTATTGATTACCAATTCTTTACGTTTGTTATACAATAATTACTACCTACATAAGCGTTCATCCAATCACCTTGTTGTAAGTAAAACTTCTTATTGTTACCAGAGCAACTGTTTTTAATCACTACCGAATAATCGTTAACGTCATCTGATTGAACTAATCCACAATTACAAACCTCTTCGGCTTTTGGCTGTGGATTTTCTTTCTTACAACCTACAAATAATGTAAGCAGTAATATGTATTTAATAAGTTTCATACAATTTTCTTAAATTTGCTACTATATCTCTCCAACATGAATCGCAATTTGTTGGCTCTTGTGTGTCGTTGAACGCTCTGTTGTTTATTCTTAATAGTGCTTGTTGTTCAATTGGTGAGATTTGCTCTCTAACTTCACTGAAAAAACCATGCAATATCTCGTACTCGTTTTCTGTCAAACATTCTGCTTTTTTTCTACCGTATGGAAATAATGCGTTTAGTTTTTCTTTTCGCTCTTCGCAATTACAATCTTCACCTAAAACAAATTTAGCTATTTTATCAATACCCGTAGCTTTAAAAACTTTCTCTACGCTATCTCCTAATCCTTCACTTACTTTTTTCTTTGCCATTTTACTTAAACTTTGATTAATAAAAATTTATTATTTACATTTTTTATTTCTCTTCTAACTGAAGAGTAATTATAATTCAATGATTCGCACGCTTCTTTTATTGTATCGTAAAATACACCATGTTTTAAACATAATACTTCCTTAGCTGAAGGATTTTTTTTACCATCTTGATTTCTTACACCTTTTGAGCATTTAAATAATTTTTGATAAGCTAATTCAAAACTTAATGCAGTATCTAAATTTGTAAAAGTATGTAAAACAATAGTATTATTTATATTAAAATTACTTTTACTTTTATGTTTTAATAATCTTTTATGCAAGTTTGTAGTAATTCCAATATAATTTTCATCTTGAATATGGTAAAGAGTAAAAACTTTGTCCTTTATATTATTTAATTTACACATCTTTATTTTATTAATTCTACATCCCCATTTAAATAATCCTCGTAATCTTCGCTTAGTACTTCTTTCAATCTTTTTTTACACTTGTTTATTTCGTAGCATATTGACCTCAAAGATACTCCGCTTTCTCTTGCAATCTTTCTAGCACTCGATGTAATTGAATACTCGTAGATTGTTCTACTATACCAATGCCATGATTCTAGTTCGCTTTGATACTTTTCTAAAAACAAAAAAAGACCATGAGTATTACAGCTTTCAACTTGCGCTATCTCTTGGTCTTTTTCTAATCTAATTTCTATGTTTTTATTCTTCTTATTTTGTTGGGCGTAATACATATTTCTAAGTATCATCCAAACATAAGGTTTTGTTAATTTACTCGTTTCTATTTCATAACCACTAACACGAATATACATATCTTGTACAATGTCCTCATAATTGTCAACCTCTCCAAATGAACGCACAACTGTACACCATTCTTTATGATTGTTGCTTAATATTTCAAGGACTGTTTTACTCATTAATTCATGCAATATAAGTTACTGATAGCAAAGTTAACATTTTTATAGTCAATGCAATAATAATTGTAAAATATTTTTGAATGTATAACTTGGAATACTTCTATTTCATTCATAAATTACACAATCTATTAACATCTAGTTCCATTTCAACGTAGTCATCTAGTGTCATTTCACCACACTTAAATACTATCGGTTGTTCTTTGTTCCACTCCTGTACTATCTGGAGTACTTGCTCGTCTGTAAGTTGTAAGTATTCAATCATTGCTATTATTTTTAAACCATTCTAAGTTACTCAATAATTTGTTAAAATCCCTTACATCTTTACGAAAATATTTATTTCGCATTACTAAGGCTCTCGGTTGCTCTATTACTCTGTTGAATCTCATTTGTTTAGTTTTAATTTTTCAATACTTTCAACCGCTAACTTCATCGCTAAGTTAACTATTGACTGGTTACGTGTTGGAAGTCCTTTATCTATTGCGTACAGTTTCAACTTGTACAAAAGTTCCTCATCTAGTTCTATTCTATTTTGTGCCATATCTCTAATTCTTCGTTTTTTAAATCTTCTTTGTTTGGAGCTGTATAAATCATCTCATCTTCGTTGTCGTAATACTTTCTGTCAATATTACTATACATAGGTCTAATATCAAAATACTTTACGTGCCTATTTATTTCTGTCCTACCTTTTTCCCTTTGTTCTGCTTCGTATTTATTTGTGCATTTTCTGCATTTTCTAACAAACCAGTGCCTTACTTTTGCATAATTTAATTCTGTCAAAGGTAAGAATCTATCACAAGTATTGCAAGCTCTAAACTCTTTCATATCTTGTTAAATTTTGTAGGTGTGTAACTCTCCTTAAAGTGAACGGGTGCAATCGTATTACTGCACCCTTTTACTGTTAATATTGTCAATGTTGATATTATTACAAATAAAACTGTCAACCAAATCATTAACCTTTTAAACATATTTTCTAGTTCGTTAATATGTTGCTCGTCTTGGTATCTCATCTTTTAGTTTTTAAAGTGTATGTATCGTTTTCTTTTGGTTGGTCTATTCCTATAACATCACCACCTCTTTTAGATATGAAGTCGTACCAATTTTCAAAGTGCTTTTCATCATTGAATTTTTTAATTACTTGTTTGTAAACCCCTCTTTTCCATGAAACAGTACAATAAACTAACTTTGAGTAGTCAATCACTTGTGTTGGCTCTTGTGTGTCGTTGAACGCTCTGTTGTTTATTCTTAATAGTGCTTGTTGCCAGTCTTGGTCGTTAAAATTTTCCATTACCCTAGTATTTCTTTAATTTCTAATTCTTGTTGTGCCGTGAATACAAATGATTCACGTAATTTTGTGATTAACTCAACTTCACCATTACTCATTCGCTCGCACGCTTGGTTAAATTGTTTCTCACTCATTTGATTTTTAACAGGTGTTGCGCTTGCTAAATTTGCATCATCATCTTGTGATTGCATACATAAAAGGCTGGCCAAAGTATAACGACGAAAGTACGTCACAGACGACCCGAGTGCTTGTGGTGTCAATCCTATTGGTAGTGTGATAAATGATTCTATAAAACTTCCATCTTCTGCATCTATAATCCTAGTGTACTGTTTGCCGTCTTCTATTGGTTGTAATAAGATTAAACCGTGATTTAATAGTACTGGTTCAACTGTTTCGATTAAAGCGTTAATGTCTACATACTTGTTTTTGAAATGTGGATTTGTAGCGTTTTTAGTAGCTTTGCCAATCTCTCTTTTTGCCTCTAATAATTTCGTGTAGTTTTTCATAATTCTGTATTGTTAGCTAATATTAATTTTAATTCTATAATTGCAAATTCACTCATGGATTTAACGCCATCAAAAAATGCTGATTGTTCCATATCGTTTGCAACCTTAACTCTCGTTTCAAACTTCTTAATTAATTCTTCTAAATCTTCTCTCATAATATTTCTTTTTTTGTTTCTGTTACAAATGTAACAAACTTATTTCAATTGACAATACTTTTTGCGTTATTTATAATGATTCTAAATAGTTAATACGTTGCATTAAATAACACTGGTCTATTTTTAAACCCTCAACATAAAAACAATCTATATTTTTATATCTTATGTATTTTAATACAATTTTATCACTACATACAAAAACATAGTCTAATTTTTTAATTAATTCCATACCTAAAGAATCAATCATTTTTTCAAATATTTCACTCATCTTTTTTCTAGTATGTCAAATTTAATATACTCATCCCCTTTTGGCACGTTGTATTTATTGGCTTGTATCTCGTAAATTTCACGATCATTAAAATTATACTTTACCGTTAAACAGTCCTGAAATACTTTTATACAGTTGTCTAAATCTTGTAACTTACTGGATAGTCCAAACTCAATTACTAGCTTATACGGTGGCATACCAATAAATTTAATCGGTAGCTGGCTCATAACTTCTTTTACATAATCTTTGTGTAATTGATTCTTAAATCTTTTACCTTGATAGCAACTATTTACGCTCAATGCTTTTATATCGATTCGTTCCATTCGTTTCCTTTAAAATTTAAGTTTAAACCTATTGAATTACCAAAGTCGAAAGACCATGTAATCAATTCTAATAATTCGTCGTAATCCATTTCTTTGCAACTCTTATCAGTTTCTGCATGAACTTTTAAAAGCTGGTCTACTTCGTCAATTGAGAATACTCCTTTTGTGTTTAATTCGCTATGAATTTCGAGTAATACATATCCTTTGTAAAACTTAATTAGTTTGTTGTAATTCATCTTAATTTATAAACATAATTATCACGTCCATACGCTCCTTCAATTTTACTTTCAGTCATTTCTAATTTACCTTTACTAGCTAGGTTAGTCATTGCACGTCTTATGCTTGTCAACGGCACATTTGATTCGTAACGTATGATAAAAAAAGAGTAGCATTGATATGCAGTTAAAACGTATTTCTCTTTGAATAATAGCATTACTTTGTCTTCTTGCTTCATTGCTTTTTGGGTAAACAATTCTAGTTGTTCTCCTGATTCGTTTGTTGTGTTATAAAATTCTTTCATCTTTCTAATTCGTTTAATTCGTCAATTGTGCTAATTACTTTGTAAGGTTGTGATACTAGATAACCACAGAAAATCTTTTCTATTCTTATCCATCCTTTTATAAAATAAACATTGTCGTTTATCTTTTCTTTGTAGAATCCTCTTTCAATTAATTTTTTATCTGTTAACATATTTTTAGTTTTTAAAATGGTACTTCGTCAAATTCTGTATTGGGTTTTATCGAATCAAAAATATCTATTTCAATCGGTTTTGGTTTAATTAGTGAATAACTAGATTGTGTACATCCATCAACGTAAAACCTCCTATTATCATTATTCCAATTAAACTTTGTAGAACTCGTAATCTTTCCTTGAAAATCGTATTTAGTTTTTAAATTAATAACCATCGTATATCCTAGTTCTTCTTCATTTCCAAACTCTCGATATACACAAA